TATAGGAGCCGGTATTCAGCGCGCCGAGCAGGTTCGAGCCGGGTGGCGCGTCGATTTGCAGCGTGCCGCCCAAACTCAGCCATAGCGGCTGATAGCTGCCCGTGGTGTAGCTCGGCGCCGCCGACAGAGCCTGGGCGCTGATCGAGCTTGAACCACCACCGCCGCCGCCTCCGGCCCCGGCCCCAGTCGCGATACCGACGCCGCCGAGCCCATTTGCGGTCGTCGCCCCGCCGGGCGCGATACAGTGTAGGGCGCTGACGCCGGCGGGGATTCCGAACTCGACCCACCCGCCGGCCACGACAGGTTGGTCGGCCGAGGTGGCTGCAACCCCGAAGACGTTGCAATACATCAAATTCGAGCCCGCATTGGACACGATGAGGTGCGAGCCGGTCGGCAGTGGGCCTGAAGAATCGGAGGCTCCGACCGGAATCGGAACCATGCGCGCGTTCGGCGAGCTCGGCGTGAACGGCAGCGCGACGACGGTTGTAACAGCACTGCCGCCCGTATCGCGATAGGTTTGGGCCGGCGACACACTGGGGAGTATGAACGAAAGCGCCACCGCGCTTATGGCGGCGAAAAGTCGAGCCATGGTTCTCCTCGTGAAAAAGCGAATGAGCGCTGGCTTTGCAAAAAGGGCCGAGCGTCGTCGGGCGATCTTCGCGCCTCCACGCGCGAGACGGCCTGCGCGAATCGGGGGCGCGGGCCGTGCGGGAGTTGTCTCAGTGCGCCGGTCGCCAAAGGCGACGGGGTGCGATTTCGCAACCGATACAGGCGCCGACGCAGATCCTGGCCCAGCTCGCGCTGAGGCTGCTGGCGAGCTACCGGAAGTATTCGACGTCGACAGTGCCCGATGCTGAAACGACACGGAAGTTGGCGAGCACGGCCGGTCCGGACAACGAGAGGCAAGACCCGGCGGGCAGCGGCTGTCCGATGGTCGCGGTCGGCGTGGTTGCGCCGTCGGTCGTATATTTCGCAGCGGCCGCCGAAACGCAGACTGTCGCGTAGCGTGCGCCCGCCGGAACGGTCAGCGCCGTCGACAACGCGGGCGAAAGATTGTGCTGGCCCGGAGGCAAGGGCGTGTAGGCGTAAGGCAGCGGCATGACGCCCGGCACGATCGAGCCGCTCGCATCACGATAGGTCTGGCCGCTTGCTTCGCAAACGCTCGCCGAGAGGAAGCCGACAACACACAGGTACTTCATGAAGTGCATAGGGCGCGCTCTTTTGGGTTATCAGGTCGACGGACCCATCAGCATGTGGTGGCTTGACAGGTGGACGGAACCGCAGGCGAAGGCGCCCGACGTGGCGCTGACGACGAGAGGAGTCGTTGAAATGGAACGCCGTCCGGCCGATGAGACCGAAATTGATCGAGCCGGCCGCAAGGTTGAGTCCGGAGCGAATTGCCGTGGGTTTTCTCGAGACGCCGAGTTGGGACGACGGACCGCCCGCGATGGCCGTGACAGTCCGTGCGCCGACGGCCATCACGACATCCTGCGAGCGGGGCGAGACGGGCGCAAAGCTGCAGGACGGCGCAAAGTCCGGGCGATGGCAGGCCCGTTCGCGGCCGCCAGGGCATCGAACCTCAGCTTTGAGAGCGCCGCCATCAGGAAGCCGAAGGGCTGGCGAACATGAAATGGATCGACAGCCTCACCGCGCCGGCGGTGAAGGAGCCGGTCCCGGTCAGGATCAGCGGCGTTGCCGAATAGAAAGCTGTCGGCCCGATCAGGCCGCAATTCGTCGAGCCCGCGGCGATGCCTAGGGACGAGCCAAAGGCGGACAGGGTCGCGCCGGAGCCATAGCCGACCTCATAGGCCGTTGCACCGGTGATCGCGGTCACGACGCGCACGCCGACCGAAAAGACGATACAATTGGCCGGGATCGACGGACCGGTGACCGTCGCGCCGCTCATCCCTGAGACCAGCGTCTCGAGCACCGCGAATTGCATCGCAGCGCCGTTCGGCCCGACCGCGGCGAGGAACGAGTCGGTCATGGTCCAGACGTTCGACCCGTTCGATTCGAGCGCCAGGAACCCATAAGGCACGTTGATCGCGAGCGATGCCTGGCCGTTGATTGTGTCCGAGCCGCCGCCGTTTCGCTGGACCGTGATCGTGTTCGTGGTCGAGCAGGGGCCCGTCTCGTCGATGATGAGGATCCGCTCGCCGACCGGGAAAGACGCCGCGAGCGGCAGCGTCACGGTCTGGGCGGCCGAGAGCGACGCATAGGCGACGATCCGGTCGGTCGCGAGCGCGCTATAGCCGGCGTTGGCGATAGCGGTCCGCTGCGCCATCGCGACCGCCCAGCCGCCGACTGTCGCGCCGTCGCCGATGTGGAGCTTGTTGAAAGTCGTATCGACCACGCATTCGCCTTGCTGAGGCGTGAAGGCGGCGACCTGTGCGGCCGTGCCTCGGCGCAGTTGGAGTTGTTCGGACATTTGAGGATCCTGGTTGGAAAGACGGCGGCGCCCCTCATCCGGCGCTTCGGGCCACCTTCTCCCAGCTTCGCGGGGCGAAGGGATTAGGGCGTCGTGCCGAGGGTGATTGTGTCGACGACCCGATCGGCGACCGAGCCGAAATCGTCGCTGACGGTCGGATAGGTCGTCGTCGCGCCCAAGGTCAGCGCCGTCCCGCTCAAAAGCTGGACGGCGACCGGATGGGGCGCCGCCGGGATGGCGCCGCAGTCGACCGCGCCGGTGACGGGGCTTAAGGCGGCGCCGAAGTCGTCGGCGAGCGTCGGGCCGGCGGAAACCTTGCCGAGGTCGAGGGCCATCCCCGAGGCGATCTGCGCCGCGATCGGATCGGCCGCGCCGGTCGGCGTGTAGCTATAAGCCGTGCAAGCCGAAAGCTCCTGCGCGCCAGCGCCGAAGACGTTGAAGCTTTGGAACTTGAAATAGAGCGTCACGCCGGCGAGGCTCGAGGGCAGGTCGTATTGGACGACCACCGAGTCGATCCGATAGAACGCGGCCCCGGTCGAATGATAGGCTGCCGATGTCCCCGAAAGCGCGCGCGCCAGCCCGGTCAGGTTGTAGGCGCTTGTCCCCGTCAACGTCGCCGACTCGTAGGCGAGCAGTTCGGAGTCGACGAGCGAGACGGTCGCGCCGGCTTCCGCCGATGCTTGCGACGTGCCGCTGAGCGTGCCGCCGCTTTCGATGAGGCTCACGGCCAGCGCGTCGGTCACATCCCAGCCGGTCGCCATCGGCAGCGCCGCGGTGAGCGCGCCCTGGCGCATCGGCTGAGTGATGGTGGCGATCTGCGAGAAAGTCGCGCTGTCGATGCTCACATAGACGTTCGCGCCGCCCCATTGGGTCGTGGAGCCGTAATTCGCGCCCGACGCGCCGATCCAGATTTGCGGCGTTCCGCCGGTCGCCGAGAGCGGCGGTTCGTAGATGAAGGGCGCGTTGACCGGAACGGCCGGAACGCCTTGGTTCTGCTGATAGCCGCTGGCCCCGGCGGTCTGGTAGAAGGCCGGGGTCGAGACGCCGGTCACAAGCTCTTCGCAGGTGACCTCGAGCAACCCCTTGTCGTCCTCCTCGATCTCGATCACGCGCACCGGATAGTTGGACAGTCCGAGGTTGCCGTCGGTAATCGCGATGACGTCCATCGGGTCGATGAGGCAATATTCCCACGACAGCTTGAAGGTGAACTTGGTGCGGACGTAGAGCTCGCGCTGCAAAATCGCCTGGGCGACGATCGGCGCGATGACGAAGGGGTCGCAAATCTCGTGCGCCGTTATGGTTGGGCCGACGCGGGGACCGAAAATCTCGATCTGGCTTTGGTCGCGCGCCTCGACCGGCTGCGCAGCGTATTGATTGCCGCGGTTTAAGACCTCGATGCGCTGGATCGTCGGCAGCGAATAAATGTCGACACGCTCGACCTGGACCGGGTCCTTATTACCTTTCTCGTCGACGAAATCGGAGTCGGTCAGTGCGTAGACCGGCGTCAGGTTTGGGCTGTAGCCGGTCAGGTTCTGTGCCGCGAAGGTGACGACGACCGGCTTGCCCTCATCAGCGGTGGCGAAGGCGTATTCGCCCGGCGTTGGCATTCCATAGGCGCCCTCGGCGCTCGGCGCAGTCGCGCTGACGAAGACAAGCGGCGTGTTGGAAAAGGCGTAGACGACGCCGCCATCCGAGACGAACGACGCCGCCGGGCAGAGGTTGACCAGGGCCGGGACGCCGCCTGTCGACAGCGGCACGGGGACGGGAATCGAGAATTGCGTCTGATAGGTGGTCTCGGCGCCCGGGGCGACCGCCGTATCGCCATAGGGAATGAACTTCAGTTCGCCGCCGCTCCAGACCGCAGCACAGTTCAAGAGCTGCAGCCAGCGGGTCAGGATCGAGTTCGCCGGCTCCTGGCTGTCAAGCACCGGCGAAATCGCGATCCCCATCGACTTGCAATAGGTCTGCAGCGAGGCGTCGCCGCCCGAGCCGAACAGGGTCGAGCCGTTGATGCTGGCCGCGTTGAAGCCGCAACCATACTGGGCGTTGGTCAGGAAATCGTAGATCACCTGGGCCGGGTCGGCGTCGGAGCCGTTGACGCCGGTTCCCCAGAGGACGCCCAAAACCTCGGCGTTGTGGTTCCCGATGCTCGCGGTGTCGCCGAGGTTGTAGCCCGCGCCCCAGAGGTACGCCGTGCCCTGGTAGGCGAGCGCATTGTACGGGTAGATCGCCTCGAGATAGGGCCAGGTCGATTGCGGCGTTGTGCCGTCGCACCAGCCGAGACCGAGTTCGAGCGCCAGATAGATGGATTGGTTCTTGTAGATCCAGCCGATGTTGCTGATCGGGCCTTCGCAGAGCCCCATGATGAGGTCGGCGTAATAGGTGTAATCGTCGGACGCCGACGATCCCCCGGTCAGGCCGCCCTTGCCGCCCGAGCCCTTGCCGCCAGCGCCAGGGCCGGCGCGGAAGTTGGCGAACCACAGCACGTTCGGCGCGAGCTTGTTCTGGCCGTAGGCGATCGGGATCGGCAACGTCGAGGCGGATGTCTGGATCTCGAGCGACGTGTAATCCGGCTTTGCATTCGGGTTGCGACCGAGCCAGCTCACGGCGCGCTCCAATAGCTCGCGATCTTGGCTGAGCGCAGGCGGGCTGCGAGCTCGGCGTTGCGCGCGATGACGTCCTCGATCACGTAGCCAGCCGGCGCGAAGGCGTGACAGATCGTCAAGGGCGCGGTCGTCATCACGATACCTCCATGGGCGAAACAGCGCCCGATCTTGAACAGGATCACATCGCCCAAGCCTGGTGTGTCGACGAGGCGCGCGCGGGCGAGGAGGAGGCCGAGATAGCGCTCCTCGTCGCGGTGCAGCATCCAGTCGCGGGTGTACGGCCGCGGATCGAACGGATCGATCAAGCCGAGGTCGCAATAGACGCGGACGAGCAGCATCGCGCAGTCCACGCCGACGCCCTTGACGTCGGCCGCGTGGTGGTACGGCGTGCCGATCCAGGCGCGCGCCGCCGCGACGACCGCGAGGCGCTGGGCGCGTTCCCTCTCGCCCCGTGAAACTCGGACAGGGTTGGGGCGAGGGGTAGCGCGGACGCTGGCATACAAAGACACCATTGATGCGCACCCTCGATCGTTAGCGCTGCCCCCTTATCTGGCCCTTCGGGCCACCTTCTCCCCGCTTCGCGAGGCGAAAGGTCAATACGCCATCTGCGGCGGCGGGACGTAGGGGAAGCCGCGGAAGTTGGACACGTTGTTGAACCGGCCCTGGCAGGTTCCTTGCGTGTGGTCGCATCCGGCATAGACGGTGAAAGCGTCGCCGTTCGCGGGCGCGAACGGCAGCGGATACATGAGGTTGAGCGCGACGCCGGTCGTGATGGTCTTCACTGTCGCGCGCACGTTGGCGTTGGCCCCTGAAGTGAAGACGAGCGAGCCCTGCGCGTGCTGCGCTGCGGCGACCGAGGTCAGGATCTGATTGGAGGTCGAGCCGGCGCCCGCGGTTCCGTTCGCAGCGTAAGTCCCGCGCGGGACGCCGCAGCCGGCGTCATAGGCGGTGTGGACGCACGTCGGCGACCAGAGGTTGCGCGGCATGTCGCACTGCAGGATCACGAGGTCGCTGGCGACCGTGATCGTGGCTTGCGTCCGGCCGACGTTGTCGACGGTGGAAATCCTGCCTTGAAACATGATGACGCCGCCGATGACCGAGCCCGCCGGCTCGGTCAGGAAGACGCGATAGCGGATGATCTCGGCGCCGTCGAAAGCCCCATCCCGAAGGGCGATCAGGAACGGCGCGCCGTTGACGAGGTCAGTCGGCCGCGCGGCAATCGTGATCTGCTGCTTGTCGACGTCGAGGCCGACGGTCCCCTTGTATTTGAGCCCGGCGACGAGGGGGCCGGTGCAAAGAAACGTCAGCCCGTCGTACGTGACGGGATAATCGACGTTGGTCCAAGCTTAGACGGTTCCGGTCGTGGTCGTGAAGCTGAAGCACTCGGCGAAGGCGATCGGCGCGTCGGGCGCGGCGCGGGCGGCGTTGATGAGGTTCGTGACAGCCGTCGTGGTCGACTTCATCAGAAGGCCCTCACCGATCGGAACTTGACGCTTTTCGCGTTCCACAGTTGCGACATGAACTGCTCGAATTCTGCGTCGTCATCCGTGAACCGGCAGAGGAAGCCGAAATAGCCGGTCCATTGCAGCGCGGCGCCCGCGGCTGGCGGGGTTGAGAAGGTCACGGCGCCGTTGCTGATCGAATAGGCCGACGGGTCGACGTAAGTCCCGCCAGCCGTGATCGAGGGTTGCCCGTAGTAGAGCGTCGCCAGCGTCGGCTTGTAGGAGGTCGGCGCGCCGGGCGCGGCGGCGAGCTCGACCTGGGGAAAGGCGACGGTGACCGTATTCGACGTCGAGCCGGCATAGGACGGGTACCAGGTCCATGACGTCGCATTGTCGTTGCTGACAATCGAGGCGCGCGCCGTCGAGGAGACCGTGTCGATGATCCCGGAGACGGCGCAGCGGAAATAGCCGCCGGGCGCGGTCGAGATGGTGGCGACCGGGCTCGCTCCCGCGCCGAGCTTCCCCGATGCGGTCACGGCGCCGGCCGACAGGTCGAAGGTGGCGCCGAGGCCGTTGCCGCCGCCGTTGTCGAGGATCAATTCGCAGTAACGCAGGCCGCCGGCTTTGAGATAGGTCGAGAAGGTCACGGGCGAGCCGGCGATGACAGGGATCGACGTCTGCGCGCCGTCGTGGACGCCGCTCGTCGTGTTTTCGGCCAGCAGCACCGCGAGCGAACCGCCGTTCGGATCGGTCTGCGATCCGGTCAGCGTCATATTCGACCTGCTGAGCGCCCCGGAGGCGAGCGACGACGAATTCTGAAAGGCGTTGGTCGGCGCATAGGCCGTAAAGCCCTGCGCCGGGAAGATCGAGAAGGTCGTCGGAATCCATGGCTGGCTCACAGATTCGGCGAAGCTGCCGAGCGAGCGGAGAAGCTGGAAGGTCGTCGTCGCCCCGTCGCCCATGCCGAAACCCTGCGCCGCGACCGCATAATCGGTCGGATCGTAAAACAGGAAGGTCCCGTATTGCCCCTGGCATTGCAGGAAGAGGCCCATAATCGCTTGCAACGATTGCGCGCCCACGCCGCCGCCGTAAATGTCGCCGGGCGAGGAATCGAGCGCGTTGAACGAGGCTTCGAACTGCCAGATCGGGTTTTGATAGAGCGCGTCGCGCACCTCGCGGCCCGAGACGTGCGGGGCGACGATCGTCGAAAAGGTCGGCTTCTTGGTGAAGCTGATGTCCTGGCCCGCGAGCAGCGGGAAGGTCGCGGTCATGGCCTCACCGTTTGCAGTTTGAGGGTCTTCAACGCGAAAAGCTGCGCCATGAACTGTTCGAACTCGACCACGTCATCCGCGAACCGGCAGAGCCACAAGACGCCGAAGTCGGCCGAGATCGCGACGCCGGCGGCGGGCGCGGTCGCGAAGGTGACGGCCGGCGCATACCCGGACGAGACTGACCAGCCCGAGCCCTGCGCAACCCCGTTGAGGGTGATGGCCGAGACGCCGGACGTGCCGTAGAGAGGGCCCGTAAAAGGCCCCACGGAGGCCACGAGCGGGAACGTGACCGTTGACCCGTCCCCAGTCCCGACCGCCTGCCCTGCAAGCGCGCTGAGGCCGGGCGGGGCGATCCAGAAGGG